TTCAACTCCCCTAGAATTACCCCTGAATCGTCAAAATCCCCGTTATCAAAAGTTCCAGTGTTCTCTTCTTCACCATCAGTCTCAAAAACAGTGAATTCCTGACTAATGCACTCACCATCGTCTAGAGAAAATTGATCATTATTTTCAGTTAGAAGGTTAGTATAATCCTCGGTCTGGATACCGATAATTTTTGTCTCTAGGGACAACTCTGGTTGAAAATACTCCTCGCAACCCTCCACCCAAAACCTGAAATTTGTATTACTAAGGTAAGTGGTAATAGTGGGACTAAGACCTACTTTAGCCAATAATGATTTTAATGAAAAAGTTTCCTTTACCTTCTCTAGTTGTAGACCTTCTGACTCATCAAACCCGTGAAGATTAAGGGCATCAAACGAGAAATGTAGAGGGAGTTCATTCCCCTTGTTTCCCCATAATCCCAAGTAAGACTCTAAAACCTGATCGCTTCTCCAATCAGATATGTCTTGCCAAGGAATTACAAAAAATACAAAATAATCAGCGAGAGAATTTTCTAGACGGACGGAAAGTGTAGTGACTTCTTCAGAGAATATCTCTACTTGGGTAATTTCTTGCTCTTTGTCTTGAGTTACATATACGCCCTCTCCCTCTTCTAAAACTTCTATGAGTTTATCAAAAGTATAAACAGCGCCTTGGTACAGATAGGGGGAGTTTTTGTATTCTATGTCTTTTGTTTGTCCAAAAGCATAAATAATAGTTTTTCCAGAATCTTCTTCAATAGAGAAAGTCTGGTCTGCTGAAGTATTTACTTTTGACCTATTGAAAGGGAAAGGTCTTTGTTCGTAGGGAAGGTTTTTATGGTAAACACCAAAAGCCCCTACTTGAAGAGATCTCTTCTCGAATGCGGTTTCTGGTAGACCAATCCACCGATAATTCCCTTCTGAATCAAAAGATTGATTCCCCCAATAGTTAGGCCCACTAAAGCCTAACATCTGGGCATTCCAATCCAACTGACCCTGAACCCTACTAATGGTTCTGCTCAGGAGAAGTTTTTGATTATTTGTGTAGGTTTCGGGTAGAGTTCCCCTTAACTCATACTGTTCAGGATCAAAAACTAAATTAGACATTGACTAAAAGCTTCCATTATCTAGTAGTTCGGGTAAACGAGATTGAATTTCCCGCTTCAGGTTATCGACGTAGGCTTTTGAAACAGCCTCATTTAATTCATTAGGTATCTGGGTTAAACCTTCGATTCGGTTTCCAGACATATTTAAAACACCTGTTATCTCGAAATCAGTTGTATGTTCCATTGTCTACTGGCACATCTAAGGTTAAATCTGTGAATCTTTTAGTGGCTATATGGTCATCTAGTTCCGGATGGGAAAGGTTAATAATTCTGCTAGGAGCTATAACCGCGTTAGTTACGGTTACAGGAACGTTTCCCCCAAGAATATTTAATTCAGTCCTTTCCGTAATAATCTCTTGATTACCATTAGTCAGAATATCAGGGTCTAAGACTATGGTAGTCGGTGGGTTTAGGTTTACTCTAGAAGGAAATACAAAAAGCGCTCTCTCTTTGTAATTCTGTATTCTAAAGTTCGGTTCAGCAAGCAACTCTCTATAGATTTCCTGCATAGAACCAACAGGAGTTAGAAAGTCTCTAGAGTAGTTAGTGAGGTTGCCAAAAAGTTTTTTTAAACTTTCATCTTGGAAAGTAGTTAACCATCTGGAAACTGGCTCATAGGGTTGTGTAGTGATTCTTCGAGTATCGGCTACTTCTACTATTTCCCCATCCCTGACTGTTATGAAAGCCAGCACTATTCCAGTTTGCTCCAACTCCCCATACTTATTATCTAAGAAAGGAGTAGCTACAGAAACTTTGCCTGATGGTCTAGTGTTAGGGTAAATCGCTTCACCTGAATAACTAAATGATCTTAATTTGGCTAATCCACCAGAGAAATAAATCTTCCAATACCTTCTAGATATTTGATGAGGAATAGCAATATTGGTTACATTATTGGTTAAGAATCCCTTATTTTCTAATTCCCATACGATAGCATCTCTAGAACTATATAAAGAGTAGTTAGTTTCTCTATTCGATACGAGTTCAGTCAAGAATCCAAAGTTTCTAGGTGTAACTTCTTGAGTGAAATCAATCGCAAACCACTCTGATTTTCCCTCAGTAGTTTCCCATGAGTTCTGAAATTCATACTCGGTAAATAGAGTTTTTATTCCTGCTTTAGATGATTCAAATCTACAGAGAGATGTGGATAGTGAGATATTATCATCATTGATTACGGTTTCTGGAAGCTCTTCTACCTGCTCATAGTTAAGATAATACCCTACTTGGTAGTCCCCATCTTGTAGTCCTAAATCAGAAATATTTACCGCATAGGTATTTACAGGAACTTGCCCATACTCCCAAGTTAAAATGCCAGATTGAATAACTAAAACAGATGGGGATTGTTGCCAAGCCCCTACCAACAAGGAATTAGGATTTTTGTTATCTACTAGGACTAAAACATCTTCAGGGTTTTCAGTTTGATAACTTCCTGAACCAGATGGCAATCTATCATAAATAGGTCTGCCACCATCTCTACCCCAAGGAGTTTTCCGAGGAATAAACCCCTTTACCCTGAGGACTCTCTCATCATAAACCTTGAGTCTAAGAAAAGGATCTCTCATAGTGCTAAAGTCCCCTTTCCATATTTCTCAGGGCCAATCACCGTATTGATATCCTTACCCCAGACAAAAGACCTCTTGGTTTCCCCGGAGCCTTTAGACCTAAGTGCTATTTGTGCATTTCCGAGGATAATCATGGAAGTTTGTGGGTCTAGTCTGGGATAAATGTTCTCATTCCCTTCAGCCTTAGTTACGATTTTTTGAAACTCTCCCGATATTTCTAATTGTTCAGGAGTTGAATTTCCACTGGGAGTAATCGGTCTAATAATCCTGAAGAATTTATTATTTTGTAAGCAGATATCCTCTAGCTGATAAAGTGGATCAAAATATTTTACTGTTTCCGATTTGTCAGTAGGGAGGAATACCCCACCCTTATAGTAAACTCCGATATCGGTTATCGGGGTAACGTGTGAAGTAGCTTCGTAACTAAAGATGGTTCCCCTCTGCCTAAAAGATGCTACGTCACCAGGAGAATATCTAAAAAGCTCACGGTATTTGGGGAAAGGGGACAGGCTTTGAATCCAGTTAGACCCGTCCCAAACATAGTAACTAATTTCAATGCTGCTACTATCTAATAATTCTGTAACTTGCCCTGGTATAAGTTGGCTTATAGAAACAATAATTCCCTGACTAAATAACATATTTGAGATGCAACCTTCAGTTACCGGAGTTTCTCTTTGTGAGCAGACTACGGTATATGTAGGGAAGAATTGAGATTTACTTACCGGGGTTATAAATCCTTGGTCAATTAGGGAACTTACATCGGTGGTATTAGGAGTGAAATCTTTAGTTACCAGGAAGTAACTAGGAAGTGGCAACTCCCTTTCAAGTAACTTTTTACATGAACTATCAAGAGATGCACAAGTTTCCGACTGTCGAATGCACTTTTCTAATTCAGATGAATCAAACCCTCCCTGTGGCCTAAATCTAACATACTCCCCGATAGAGAACCTGGTACTGTATCGGAAAGGCTCTAGGGCAAATACTCCCTCTCCATTACAGTCTATAAATGGAACTATATTCACGGGTCTTAGAACCCCAGATTCCACTAATGAATCAAAAACTTCCTTGAATGTTTGTCCTTCTTCAACCCTAAATGTAAAACCTTGATTAACAATCGCAACTATTTTAATGAAGCCTTGTCTTAAATCTAAATAACAAGATTCAGGGTTAGGAAATGAATTTAGGAAACTATTTGGATTAGGGGTTTCAACATAACTACCAATTTCATAAGTAGCAAATGGCCTTAGAGTTCTAGGAGTAATGCTAGATTGAGATACTAACCCTTGATTCTGAGAAGTCCCTAGGTTAGTTGTATTTTGAACTCTAGTGAAGTTTCTAAAAACAACCCATACCAGATATCCTACTCTTCTATTTAGAGGAATAGAAACGGGGATTTGTGGCTCATAAACTGGGAATTTTCCAGGATTAAACTCAAAAATCTGAGGGTCAAATTCTCCCTGGCTTGTTGTCGCTTGATAATTAGATCCTACTTCAAAAGGAGAAAATAATTTCTCGGTGCTAATTAGACCCTGATTTACCAAGTCCTGAAGGGTTCTTGATCCAGAGTATAAGAATGAAGATTTAACTACATACAAGGAACCATTTACCGAAATAACATCACCCGTTAAATATCTTTGAGGGGAAAGGTCTTTGATAACTTTGAGATTTAAGTCTCCCAAGTTGGCATGGTAAAACTCATCTCCCAGAGTAGGAGAGAAGTCTTGCAAAACCTCGAATAGTAAAGATTCTACTCCTGTATCTTCTCTAATTAGGTCTCCCTTCTTTACTAAGTTATCCGTGGTGAAGTCTAAAACATTTGTAAAAATATTTGATTTTGAAAGTAAATTAGGTGTAAAATATGTGATTAGTTTTAGAATAGTGGGGTCAAAGCTATTCCCAAAAGACTGGATAAAACTAAGTTCCAGTTTAGAGCCAATCTCGTTTACTTTAAGTTGGTAGTTAGGTGGAAAAACAGCATTAGGTAATAGGATAGAAGTTAAATTGTCTTTGATAACTTTAGATACAGTTAGTAAATCTCTGGAAAAGTTGCTATCCGGGCTATAGGCTACTTCCAGGTAAGCATCTAAATCATTTAACTCGATGGGATATACTTTTCCCTGATATTGAATAGGTAAGCTCCACTTAATAAGATTTTCTAGGGATGATATTTGAAGGTTGGTGAGGGGGATTCCGCCAGGGTTTAGAAGAAAAAATGATATAAATGGATTATTTTGGTCATAAGTATAAAATTCTTTTTCTGAGCGATTAGGTAGAACATTTACTACGCATCCTACCCCTAAAGCATCTGTAAAAAAATCTTCCCAATCTTCAGCAGAAACAGGATTTCTTCTTCTAATTAGAGAGAAGAATCTTTCTTTGACTTCCGATATTGTCTCTAATTCCTCACCTCCTGTAGACGCTTCTCGATTGTAAATCCGAGTTACCCCGGATAGATTTGTTATAGGACGAGTGATGGAATTCGCTGCTACATTCGTATTAACACCTACAAAAGCAGATACAGCCTCCACACTCCCCTCGCTTTGACCAGCAGGGATTACGAGAGGATTTATAGTTACAAAATTTACGGTTTCCCCGTTAGATAGAGCAGGATCGGTAGTGGCTTCATATCCCTGAAAAACAATGAAGTCCTGATCTCTGGGTTCAATTTCAAAAGTCAATAGTACATTAGAACCTGCCCCAGTTCTTCTTTGGGCACCTAGAAAAGGGCCAATCCAGTCTAGAATTACGGCTTCAGGAAACTCATTAGCAAATTGTAAGAATTCTGCTTGAGCGAAAGCCTGACCTTCTAACAAGGCCATTACGGGAGAACCTGGTGAGAAATCGTTAATCGTCGCTTGAGATGCTTCAAATACTCTTTGGGCAGCAGCAGCAACTAATTCAGATTCACTCCTAGGATCTAGATTGATTTTAGGGAGGGGTGCGTATCTGGGCATTAGAAGAAACCTTCATCAATATTGGGGAAATTCTGGATTCTCTCGGTAAGAACCTCTTTAGTAATTAGGTCAGCAGGATCTAGTTGAGAATATTTAACAAAAAAGTCCTGAAAATTTCCCCCTTGATTAAATTTTGCATTGGTATTCCAAGATAGGGGGGAGTGGTTAGGATTTGTATTGGACTGGTCTCCAAACTGAACAAGGCCCATGAAACTTTTGGAACCCTGAATCGGGTTACTTCTGTAGCTTTGCTCAGTGTCTAAAGTTAGGAAAACTGAGTCTAACCCTGCTTGTCCGCCTCTTTGAATATCTCTAGCGTTGATGGGGGAGTAGTGCCAATCAGCATCTTCACCATCGAATCTAATTTCTCTTGCCCCGTTTAGCCAATTAGAAGTGACAATTACCCCTGGCCCAAATAAAGTTTTTGACATAGTTTTCTGTAAAGCGTTATATATTACGATTTACCCCTAACAAAAAAAAAATCCCCCGGTTAAGGAGGATTATTATGGTTTGCGATATTAGGTAATTAAACTCTAGTCCAGGAGTTCACAGTAAATACTAATTCAATAGTTCCTACATCTCCTGATTCTCTATCTACTTCTCCTACAGTTAGTTGTTGCAGTTGACAACCATGGAGTACATAGGGAGTACCGTTTCTATTAGTACCATTACAGGTAGTTGGTTGAATGGTAATTGTGATGTACTCGCAGTTGTATCTTAGCCAGATTGCTTCGATTTGTGCTGCAAAAAGCGGATCGTAAGGAGCAGATAGGGTTACATCATCAATTGCCCTAGGGCCGATGACTTTGAAAATTCTATTACCAGTACCATTTGCATACTGACCACTTTCGGCAGTATCTACGATTCCAGAGAATGTAGTCCAGATTGTTTCAAATCCAGAAATGGTAACGATAAATGAAGCTTTTGCAATGGGTTTTAAGATAGGCATTTTATCCCCCCTTATGGGAAACGTTTCAAAGATTAGTCTTCAAATACGTTCTCGATAAAGAAGCCGGAACCGTATTTGTTGGTGGCACCTAGACCAGTAATGTTAACGGTGCGCTCTACGGTAATTTCTGCACGAACAACACGGCGCTCACGGATGTAGTACTCAGGACGTACAGCAGGAGTACCAGTGAGTTGATAGGTGTAGGCAAATGCAGGGGTAGCTGCACTGGCACCGGAAGCGGGCATTACAGAATCGGATACACCAGGAGGGCTGTAGAACAATAGAACGGCATTCTCTGGGAATACGGGTTGCAGCAAACCATCAGAAGATAGTTTTCTACCTTCAGCAACACGGATACCTCTTTCTAAACCGAAGTAACGAGAAAGAACATCAATGTCAATGGAGTCAGCAGTAGTAAATTGAATCCGTTCCAGGATTGCAGGATTGGTTA